TTTCCAAGTCTTGTCCTTCAAAACCACCACGTCTTGAACAGATGTCGATAATCTGTACACACGTTGCAATGTCTTGTAGGGAAAGATTGACTCCAGCTTGCTCGTCAGTAGCTGCTTTTACTTCTTCTGTCATAGTTTTCTCCTTGCAAGTAGACTATAATTAAGAGACCCGGACCATCCGGCATCTCCACCTATATCCCCATTATATAAATGAGAATTTTCTAGCATATAGTATTTATACGCCAAAACTCGATCCTTTCTCTAAAGCGATAAAATAATTTATCGGATAATCGGAGTTTGTCCAATGTGATATTAGCTTTGAACTAATACTCACGTAGTAATCACCACCCATAAGTTTTAGATTTGGTATGTTAAATATAAAGCTAAATGTTTCTTTACATTCATTATCTTCATCTAATACCAAACTAAATGAGTTAGATGTACTGTCTTGTGTATCGTAAACCTCTGCGGTTATTCTTCCATTATCACCTTTGATAACTAGTTCTGCATGACCAAGAACCGCAGCAGCTTTTTTGATTTGATCTATTTGTGCTAAAGGAATATTAACACCAACTTCACAATCTGGCATGTTGATATCTTTTTGTGGTGTAGTTAATATCTCTTTTTCTGAATAAAAGTATTTAACATTTAATCCACCATTTGTGACTTTAACAAAGTTCTCATCAAAGTCTAATTGTGGGTTATCCACTAATGTCAGGACTGATAAGAATTCGTTTAGATCATATATCCCAAACTCTAATGGAAAGTCCTCTGTGATATCTGCTTGGGCCATAATATTTTTGGCTTCAGATATTGTTTTTAGTTTTTGTCCAGGACTAATAACTATATTAGGATTAATCCCTGCGAAGTTCTTTAAAACCTCGATTGTTTCATTACTCACTTGCATCATTATTCTCCGTATCGTGAATGGATAGTGCAATGATTGCATAATGTAATACTTTCATAAGATCCTTTCGCGCGTCGGCGTGCGTGCCCTTGCGTCCGTATCTCTGTGCGTATTTCAATATATTTCCTATTGCAAAACCCGTACCATGACCGCAGTCAACAATAAATTCAGTAGACTGAAAATTGTTTTTGCTGTAATGCGAACCATAGGTTTTATTAATATAATCGGCGAGCTCTTTTACGAGCTCACCTTCGTTAAATTTATAATTAATCTGACTCATCAAACTCCTTAGGACCAAAGTCCTCATCATCCATTGTTGGTACCTCTACACCTGCATCTACTTTAGTATAGAGATCTAGGAAAGCCTCGATTGTATCATCATCGAATCTGTTGATACATAGGTTAATAGCTTTCATTCTATCCTTAAAGATAGAGTAAGTTTGAACTATATGGCAAAGCCTTCTAGTTGAAATAACCTCATCTACACCATCATCATAGAATGTTTTACGTATGATATCAGCCCAATCAATAAGCTTATCTGTAAACTCAGGATCTGAAGCACCGAACTTATCAAAGTGCTTATTAAGAATTTTCTTCTCAATAGCTGGAGAAGCAAACTTTTGATCAACTGAGATAGTAAACCTTTCTAAGAAAGCTTCATCGATTATAGAAGCTGCGGTAAATCTTCCATCTTCTGAACCTTTACCTTTAGTGTTAGCGGTTGCGATTACATTGAAACCTTTTGCAGGCTTAACCACTTCGCCGGTCTTTTTGACCAGTACTGGTTTACCTTCTAAGATACCTTGTAAACACATAATCTTGTTTGTAGCCCTATCGATTTCATCCAAGAGAAGAATAGCTCCGTTCTCCATAGCTTTTAGTACAGGACCTTTAGCAAATACTGTTTCACCATCTACTAATCTAAATCCACCTAACAAATCATCTTCGTCGGTTTCAGGATTAATCTGGACCCTGATAAATTCTCTATTGAGCTTAGCGGCTGCTTGCTCGACCATAAAGGTTTTACCATTACCAGAAAGACCAGATATATAAACTGGGTAAAACATTTCTGATTTAATAACTTTTAGAATGTCTGAAAAAGAACCCCAAGGTACGAATGTTGGATCGACCTCTGCAAATGTTCTTTCTTTGTTAACCACTGATTGTGGGGCCATACCAACTCTTGCAGAAGGTAAGTCTACGACGTTAGCCTTTCTAATTGGTTCGACCAAATGTGCAAGATTGTACCAACCAATCCTAGATCTAAATTCGCCATCACACAAAGGTGTGTAATCTGACTTTTTATAGCCAAGATTTTTAGCAGTGGTTTCTATCATCTGAGTTTTGAACTCAGTGTTGTCTGGATATTGTTTTACAAGTTCTTCCAGGATAACTTGTGTGGATCTTTTCAAATCATTCATAATATACTCCTTATTAATTTATTATAGGGTCCATTATACCGTATAACAGACCATTTGTAAACCCCCTTTTTGAAACTTTTTTCATTAAGCAACTGCTTTACCAAAGTTTGTTAAAAGGGATTTGTTATTCTTCTTAGATGAAGCAAACTTCTTAAACGCTGTTCTTATTTTAGCGGTTGAAGCATCATCATCTATTTGGAATTCGTCGTCTTGGGCAGCTAAATGTTTTCCACCTTTTACTAAGTAGAATTCATTGTAACCAAGCGTGTCTTTAAACGTAACACATTTAAACTTTCTGTATTCTTTACCAGCTTCTTTCATGTCATATTGTCCACAATCTTGAAGCTTGTATTTCCATTGGTAAGAATCTCCAGCAACAAAGAAGCAAAGTGTTTGAACATTATATCTTTTTTGTATGTTCTCTAGCAACATTGTAGTAAAACCTCTTCTGCTATATGGATCGTTAAACTTAAGAAGACGACCATCAACTTCGACTGTTTGTCCTGACCAATGTGAGCTATCTGCATGTTGAATACCAGAATCATAATCTTTAAAGGGTGACATACCGTTTGAATCACCATCTGAGAGAACGACCAAATTCATTTTCTGAATAGCGTTTCTATTCTTAAACTCTTTTACCATTCTGTGGGATAGGACCAAAGCATCGTTTAAAGGTGTAGAACCATACTCTTCGCATTTACCTGTGATAGAGTATTCATTTAAGCTTGGAATATCTGGATCGTAATCACTGTCCCAATAGTTATTAGTGTTTCTATCTTCATTAGCGACCTTTCTTAGGTAAAGACCTTTGATAGCATCATCATAGTCTTTTTTGTTTAGGCTTGAACTAACTAACTGTGTTAGGAATACGTCACCCATGTTTATGTCACCATCTATTAAATATTTAGTGGCATGGTTTCCAGTAGTGAACGCATAAACCTCGAAAGGTATATTAACTGTTTTGCAGAATGTAACCAAATGAATAACTTGGTCAATAACGTGATGTAAAGTGTTTGACATAGAACCAGAATAATCTACGAGTAACATCATACCATGGTTTTTGGCATCTGCTAATTGTGTGACCCTAGCAAATATATCTTCGCTGTACTTATAAGCATGTACTTTATTTACGTCCAAAGAACCAGATTTAGCAGTTGCCGCTCTTTGCCATTGGTAAGCTGCTTTTCTCATTTCGAATTCTTTGACTGCAAAGTTAGTAGACTTCTTAACTTGGGTTAGATAACCAGGTAATTTTTTTAGATAGTATTGTATTGCCTTATCATCTTCGCCAGTAGTATCCCATCTTTCTTTAGCTTTGGCTCTTGATTCTTTTAGATCTTTAAAACTTTTAATAATTTGGTCACGAGCTTTTTTATTAGGCTCTCTCATGTAAGTAGTTTGTTGACCTCTTTCGTCTTGGTCTATTATACTCTTTTCTGCTTCACGAAAGATATTGTCTGTGATAGATTGGTCTGGATCGCCGCCAACAGATTTTTCAGAGTCTGATTCTTCTTCTGATCCGCTATCATCTGATTGATCTGTTCCCTCTGTTCTCTCTTCTGTCTCTGTTTCCGCATTATCATCTTCGCTTGAAGACGAGTCAGTTTTTTCTGATTTTTCCTCTTCATTTGTATTCTCCAAATAATCATCGTGACCCATAGAAGGACCTTCGTCTTCTCCTTCAGGTATTTCGATGTCGCCTTCTTCTACTTCAGGCTGCGTTAATAATTCTTCTTGGTTTTCTTGGGTCCAAGCCAATATCTCTCTACATAGTTGAACAACTTCATCGAAAGTAGAATTTGTCATGGCACGTTTAAAGAATACCATTTCTTCTTTTGTGAAAGGTACTTGGACTAAGTCACCGAGTTTTGCTT